TCAAGTCGTCCAAAAAGAAAAACTGGATGTTAACCCTTTCAAATTGCGCTCAATAACGGGGCAGAACCTTTTGTCTTATGTGCAGAGTATGGTTTTCTGCATGGACGTCAATAAACGGAGGCATTGGTTCACCGCGCCAGGACAGGTAGGTGCTCCATTGAACGGGGCCGCAATGAACTTCACTTTTGGAAAGATTGCTCGATGCAAACACAAGATCAGCTTAGATGTCACGGCCATGGATGCCAACGAAAACGCAGGGGTGTTCGAAGTAATCAAACTAATACGCCAGAAAGGATTTGAGAATCATCCGCAAGCTGAGACCATTGGAAAACATCTGGACTGTATGTATGAAGCAATCAAGAAGGGCTTTATCGTCAACCTGGTTGACCAGGTGGCAGTGGTTGAAAAGACAAGAGGTGGGGCAACAGGCCATTCGAACGTTTCAACCGACAATACTATAGCCCTGCAAGTGATCATGATGCATGCACTTTGGAAGACACACAACATACACCCGGCAAGGTTCTTTCGGGATTGTGTCCTGGTTAATCAAAGTGACGATAATATGTTCGGAACGGACCTCGCACTGGATTGGCCAAAGGTTTTCGAATACCTAGACCGCCACCATCATATACAATGTCGCGTCGAAGGAGAAGGTAACATCTACGGGCAAACATTTTTAGGTAAAAGGGTTGAAGCAGGCGCCCGTTACAAGGACGACTTCGACATGATTGGCATCGATCCGCCGGAATTCGCAGTGATTCATGACCACAAAAACATGCTTATGCGTTACCTTGACTTTAAAGTTGAAAAGACACACCGGTTTCGGAATCCTGTGCAAAAGGCACTGTATATGATCGAACGCATTCAAGGTGACATATTGCTGACAGCCCACCAACGGAAATTGTACCGCTCTTTCGCACAGGACTATGATCACTACGTGCGCACTTTGCCCAAAAACATGAGAGAGAGCCCAAGGTTCCAGAAAGTATATTCAATCCCTAGTTACCAGCGGGTGGTTCAGCTGTGGTACAAGGATTTCGATCCCCTGGTACTAGACGTTTTCCAGAGGCTGCGCTACTCGTTTTTATGGCTAGACCTGGCTTCGTACCATCTTGGCGTCGTGGCCAAAAGTATTGAAGACTGG